AACCGGACTCGGAACCGTAGGTATTCAAGCATCACCTTCTGGATGGCTTCAAGCAACCGTCAGCGGTGACGCATCTCTTTTTACCAATCGACTGGCGAGCGATGGCAAGACAGTCCAACTTTATCGTGAGACTCTTGAAGTTGGAAACATCTCTGTAACTACCACCGGAGCAACATTCAACAGCACTTCCGATTACCGTTTGAAGGAAGCTGTCGCTCCGTTATCCGGCGGTCTTGCTCGCGTTAATGCGCTGAAGCCTTCCGTCTACAAGTGGAAGTCCAACGGTTTGTCCGGCGAAGGTTTCTTGGCCCACGAACTGGCTGATGTTGTTCCTGCCGCTGTGACTGGCGAGAAGGACGCTGTAAACGAAGACGGCAGCATCAAAGCTCAGTCGATTGATATGTCTCGCGTGGTTCCGATCCTCGTCGCTGCCATCCAAGAACTCACCGCTCGCGTCCAAACCCTCGAAGCTAAGTAATTTATGACCATCCTCTGGCTCATCGAACGCCTTCTCACCAAGCCGGTTGACGGCTCCAACACCGATGTCGTTATCACCGCCGACTGGCGTTGCAACGGCACCGATCAAAACTACAACGGCACCTGCTACGGTAGCTGCTCGTTCGCTCCTCCGACTGGTAGCTTCACGCCTTACGCCGATCTGACCGAGCAGCAGGTGCTGGACTGGTGCTACGCCAACGGCGTGGACAAGTCGGCCATCGAAGCGAACGTCTTGTTCCAGATTGCCAACCAGATCAACCCGCCCGTGGTGAGTCTGCCGCTGCCGTGGGTGCCGCCCGCTCCTCCGGTGGAAATCGTCCCGCCGCTCATCGAGCAGAAGGTGCCGAGTTTGGTTGCGGAGAAGCCGACTGTCGCTGATGCTCCAGCCGCCTAATATGGAAATCACAGTCAAGCTCACTCAAGAACAAGCCAACGGACTCCTGCAACTCATTGATATCGCGGTGAAAGCCGGTGGCATTCAAAACGCCAAAGTTGCTTTGCCGCTTGTCGATCTGATCGTCAACGCTGCCCAACCTAAATCCGAGTAATGCAAACTGACACCAACAACAGCAGTGGAGTTGGAATATCTCTGGCAACCGCTGCCGCTGCTGGTGCGGTTTCATTCATCCCGCAGCTAACACAGTGGTTCCAACTCGGAGCCGCTGTGTTGGCTTTTGTTGCCGCTGCAATTGGACTCTACAAAGCCATTAAGAAATGAACTGGAAAACTACTCTCGCTGGTGTTGGCGCAATCATGGTGGCCGTTGGTGGTGCGCTCAAAGCACTGTTTGACGGAGACCCCACGACCAACATTGATCTAGCTGCCACCATTGCTGCGGTAACCGTTGGATTCGGTTTGATCGCTGCTAAGGACGCTGACAAGAAGCCGCAGTGAACATCATTGAGCAGATTGTCACCGCTGTTCTCAAGTGGTTGACTGGTCTGGCTAAAACCCCACCAACCGTTGAAGATGCAAAACCAGACAAAGAGCTTAAAGAAAAGCTTCTGGATCGCATTGACCGCGCTGGTGGGTAGTTGTGGTTGCGGAACTCGCGTTGTAATGGTTCCCAACGGTGAGCCAGTGAGGCTCGCTGAGAGCGTCAAAGCGCGAGTGTGGGTCAAAGGTGCGGACGGTGTTTCCGTGCGCTCTAGTAACCGTATAACGCTCGCAGAAGGTTGGTACGCATTGCCGAAGGATTGATATGTCTCAACAAGTCATTAACGTCGGATCAACCGCAAACGACAACAACGGAGACACGCTCCGTGCAAGTTGGATCAAAGCCAACGCCAACTTCGATGAGATTTACGCCGCTCTGCCGCTGACTGCTCCCTCAACTTGGGTTCCTACTTTGGTTGACTCCGGTGGTGGTCGAACATTTGCGTTTACCATCAACACCGCTCGACGAACTGCAATTGGTTTTATTGAGACATTTACCGTTGATCTAACAATCAACTCGGTGACTGGAAGCGCGACCGGCAACCTTCGTTTAGGTCTCCCTGATGCGGTGACTTACAACGCTTCGCTCTCGGTCTGGTTGGATAACGCTACTACTCAAGCAAAGACCTCTGTCATTGGTCTTGCAGTTGGTGGGACTCAGTATGCTGAGTTAAGCCACTACGAAAACGGAGACACTTCTAGTATGGCTTCACAGCTCCAAGATGGTTCACGATTGATCGTCAGCGGTGTCTATTTCACAGCGTGAACCTGATTGCCACCAGTCTCCAGTTGGGGATGAGCGTTCTTCAGGGAGCGATGGGGAATCCGTCGTTTCTCTGGCAGGGACAACTGGTGCGCTGTCTTCCGGCTGCAATCACTGACGCTAACTCGGTTATCTCTGGTGGCTTCCAAGATAACGTCCAAGTCCGGCTGCTGGTTAAGCTTGCAGATTGGCGGTTGGCTGACTCGACGCTTGTAACCGTTGACGCATCCGTCTGGTCTTGTGATGTCGGCTCAAACGCTGACCGGCTCTTGCAAGAGAACGGCAGCTTGATTCTTCAAGAGAACACTGACCGATTGCTGCTGACCTTCGGTAAAATGATTCCGGTGGTGGGTCGTCTTGTGACCTACGATGGACGACAACTGCGGATTATGTCCGCTCGACGGGATGGGTCCGGTGCGTATTATGTTCTGGACTTGGGAGCCAAAACCAAATGACTCCAACCGTCGTCGTCGATACAACCCGTTTTTCCGCTGCTTGGAGAGAGTACCTCCCGAGGACTAAGCGGTCTCTGGCTGAAGCGATCAACGCTCGCACGTTTTTCTTGCTGCTGCGGTTGTATTGCTTGCTCCCGCCGAAGTCGCCGCAAGCCGCGAGAAACAAGATTCTCGACTATTACAACCGTCCAGTTGGCGAACGTCGTCGTGACAAGAAGACTGGCAAGCTGGTTGGTCGCTCGCGTGAATTGCGAGTGGTTCACTTGATCGCTCAAGCGAAGAACAAGAAAGCCGGTAAGGAAGGTCTCTACGGTGAGAAGATGCGGGAGGCCGCAGCAAGCTTGCGTCGTCGCGCTGCTGGTAGTGTCGGTTATCTCAAGTCTTGCGTCGTCAAAGGTATTAAAAAGCTCTCTCCGTCGTTTACGCAGTTTGGTGGCACTCGACGGGTTCGCAAAGGTTCTGCTGGTGTTCGTTCAATCGCTGCAAATCAAGCGTTGCTGAATCTCGCTAACCAATACGGTCTGCCAACCGAAAACGTCTCGGTTCATCGTGGGTCGTCCGCTTATGCTTACAACGCGAAAGCTGGTATCTCTCCGCATTCGCACGTTCGCATGAACATCGGTCTAGCTGACAACCAGATCGGTAAGGTTAACTCGATCTACGCAAAAGCGATGCAGCAAGCGTACGACGACGAAGCAAAGGAGCTTGAGATCCACATTCGCGCCAAGATGGAAGAAGCCGCAGAAGTGCTAGAGAAACATGGAGTTGTTGTAAAATGAACGCTGTCGCTCTACGCACTGAACGCGCTCTGGTTGACTGGCTTGCCGCTCAAGACTGGTCAGCGTCTCCGCTTGGGACTCCTGCTTGTCTGACCAGCTACGGACACGGTGCGTTTGCGGATGCCGATCTTGAAGACCGGATGCCAGACTTCCCGCGCATCGTAGTCCGCGCATCGACTGCGGTTCCGGTGCATCCGTTGGACCGCACTTGCGAGCTAGACGTTTCGGCGGTTCTTCAGTTGAGCGCGGATGATACCTCAGAGGCTCACTTGCTTGCCGTCGTTCAAGTCTTCGAGAATCTCCTGCAATACCTCTACGTTGACGGTAACATCTCGGAGTTGAACGCAGACGACACAGATCCGTCTGGAGGTTTCAACGCACAATTTGCGGTTCCGACCGACTTCGGAATCAATGACACTAGCGAAAGAGCTAGAACTTTCACGCGCTCCATGACAATTTTCGCAGCAGCAAACGCAATTTAACAACCCAACAACATGGCAAACTCAAAAGGACTCGCTCTAGTCTATGGAGCAAAAGGAACGATAACACTAAAGACTCCTGCTGGAGCCGCTCTGACAAGTGGAGCGATCACCACTATTGAGAGTTATGACGCGACCCATGAGGCCGATGTCGAGCAGATCAAAAACGGATCTGGTGAAGTTGTGGCTCAAGTCTCCGCTAATGAGCGTATTAGCCTCAACGTGACGTTCATTCCGTCTGCAAGCACCTTTGCTCAAGCCAAGCTTGCTGCTGGTCTTCCTGCGGTTAATGGCTCTGCCACCATTGCTTCGAGTGATGGTGTTACCATTGGTGGAGTCAGTATTGATGGAGATTACGTTTACTCCGGTGGTGGAAGCGTTAAGTTCACCAGCAGCGGCAAAGTCATGGTTACAGTCACTGTGACTAAGTATCCCTCACTCGCTGGTAACGCTACGGTTTTTGATCTTACCACTCCGTAATCTGTGGCCGATCTTGCAAAGATTCTTGCAGAGACGGGACCTCCAGCACCATCGGTGCTTGGGGTTCGTCTTGTTCCCTACACTGTAGGACACGCGATTCTTTTGCAGCGGTTGGGTTCTCCTTACGTCTTAGGTGGGGAAATCACTTCGAGTGATCTAGTGGAGGCTGTGGTTGTTTGCTCACAGTCTCCGCTGGAATCCATTCGATCCATCAAGTCAGTCTGGAAGGATCTTGTCTTGTGGTTGTGGGGAAAGCGGATCGCCAAGCTCAATCTTCTGGCGGAATCCGAGAAGTTCCAGTTGTGGCTAAAAGACCAATCAACCGCTCCCGAAGTGTTGATGGAATCTGGAAGCAAATCAAAGCGTCCCGCAATGCCGTGGCCGGAACGGGTTCTGGTTGGATGCTTGAACATTGGCATTGGACCCGATGACGCAATCAAGATGCCCATTGGTGACGCTGAAAGACTGATTCTAGCTCACGCAGAGATGATGGGTCAGGTCGAGTTGTGGGACGACCAAAGCGAAGCAATCTGGCAAAGCCAGAACTCAAACTAATATGGGCGTACTTTCTCTACTTGTTAAGCTTGGTCTTGATGCCAGCGCGTTTGAGATGGGCGTGAAACGCGCTCAAAGCGTTGGTGAGAGGTTTGGAAGCTCTTTCAAAGCATCAGTCACCACTAAGCTTGGCGCGGCTTTCTCTGTTGCTGCCATCACTGCTTACACAAAGCATATGATGGATTTAGCTGGTGAAATTAAAGACATGGGAGAACAGATGAACCTTACCACAGATGAGGTTCAGCGGCTTCAGATTTTAGCTGGCGATACTGGAGTTTCATTCGACAAGATCTCTTCTGCATTGTTGAAATTTGAGGAGGCGCGACTCAAAGCAACAATGGGTGACGCTCAATACACAAAATCTCTTAATGACTTAAAATTATCATCTGAGGACTTATACAACACAGAGCTTTCTACAATTGATGCAGCAATCAAAGCATCTCAAGCTCACAAAGATTCTGGCGGTTCCGCTGAAACAACTGCGGCAATGATTCAGATTTATGGCTTAAAGCTTAAAAACACTGCCTCTGCTTTATCTGAATACAAAAAGACTGCCGACAGAACGATAATCAAACAAGAGCAGCTTGATAACTTGGACAAGTACAACAAGCTGTTTGAAGAGCAAATACGTCTTCTTAAAGCGTTGTCTGCTACACCAATTGATTTAACATTGCAAGCCGCTCTTGGTCCAGCAATGAGAGTTTACGGGGATCTTGCAGCTTTTACTGATAAAGCGCAAAAGGCTGTTAGGATGGCTGAGATTAAAGGTCCGTCTGATGAAGCTTTATCAAGACAGTTGCAGCAAAACCCGTCTTTGACTGGTACAGCGTTGCCTTCTGGAAAAAACCCTCCTCCAATTGGATCTCCAGAATTTGAGACCGTAAAAGGACCGAAATTCTCTCTTGGTGGGGGACAAGATCCTCTCGCTCGCATTGGTGGATTTACTGGCTTCCAATCCGCTCAGGACACTGCTATCAAGCAAGCTATCGAGCAGACTTTGCAGCTTCGTCAGATCGTGAAGAACACTAGCAAGACTGCGGAAAACACTCGGGATTGATATGGGAACGATCAAGACCAACAATAATTTTCTTTCAGATGTAGCAACTGGATACATTGAGGTATCCCGAGAATACAGCGGAGGAGACGGAACCGGACGGCAGATAACCTACCGTTACCGTGGAAGCAAAGACGCTCTCCGCATAGCTTCTGCAAGTTGGGTAACTGCTGGTGGTAAGTATCAGATCACCGAGAACGGACCCTATTCCGAAGCGACGGTTGTTTACTCTGGCACTCTCCTAGATACCAACAATCCAACGGCTCCAAGA